TCTCTATCGACCTTAAGCGTTCTCTTACTCGATCATCTACCTTGTGGTTTTACGATGATTTTTTCAGAACGTAACGCTACTCGACGCTCTTGTCGAGCCTACCGCCTCCGTCTCGTAGATACGATCAGGAAGGCTTCAGCTACTTGGGGTTACCTTCACGAAGTGAAAGCACCGAGATTCGAGCCTGTCTCGGATACGTGCATGGATCTTTCGAAGGAAGTCAAGGCGTACTTGTCTGCGTGTCCCGTTGAGGACCAGCGAGCCACGTTCGCGTGGAATTCGATAAAGAAGCTACAGCCGGCTTCATGCCGGTGTATGGAAGCTCCTTTGGTCTATTCCGTTGCCAACCATTTCAAGTCTGCACCACCTTCTCTTCCACCTGGCTATCTTTCTTTTGTTAAACGAGTCACTCGCGAGATGTTCCCTTTCGGGTGGGACAGTTCTTACGAGCGTTGTGTTCTTGGCGTTGATCCACCTGTTTCCGGCTGTGAGGAGACCCCCCGTTCTCTTGGGGGCTCCCTCGGCTTTACAAACGGTACCGTCAAATCGTGCACTTCTACGACCGGCTCTTTGCCGTTCAAGCAGTCCGATTACATTGACGCGTGCCTTAACGGCGTGGATCGCAAACTATCAACTCGTTCCTTTTTGACCGTCGTCCAGTCCGCTGGCAAGCCACGACCCTTGAGCAAGTTCTCCGCTGACGCCCTGCATTTGAAGCCTCTTCATAAGGCTATTTATGACAGGTTGTCCGGGTTTTCTTGGCTCAATCGTGGTGATTTTACAAGCGATGGTCTTAGGGGGGCCGGTTTTTCTTATGTCGAGGGTGAACTGTTGTTTTCAGGGGACTATAAGAGCGCTACAGACAATCTCTCTATAGAGGTTGCCGAGACTATTCTCGGAGAGCTGCTTTCGACCTCGGTCTCTGTGCCGGGTTCTTTGAAGGCGTATGCTCTCAGCATTCTTCGTCCTGTCCTGTTCAACATCGAGCTGGACATAGATGATTTTTGTCCCCGTCGGGGTCAGATGATGGGCTCATTACTTTCTTTCCCCTTGCTCTGTATCCAGAATAGGCTCGCCTTCCTCTGGTCTGGGCATTCTGTTGGGGTTGATTGTTCTGAGTTTCCTTGTCTGATCAACGGAGACGACATTCTGTTCAGGGCCGGTCCGCACTTCGGTGCGCACTGGATGAGAACTGTGTCGTCTCTGTCTTTGGAAGTCGAGAGGTCGAAGACCTCCGTTTCAGCCTCATATGGCTCCTTGAACTCCACTCTGTGTGTTCGTAGGGGCCGCCGTTATGTCGTGGTTTCGACTGTACGGATGGGGATGTTACGGGAGTCCGAGTCTCTTGATTCCCTCGCGACGGGGTTTGATGATTTTATTAAAGGTTTGAAAGGAAATTACCGTTTCAGAGCGGCAATGGCCTGGTTTAGCTGGAACATAGGAAAAATTCGGCCGCTCGGATTAACGACGCATGACTTGGGCTTTAGAGGCCCTCTTGCGTACCGAGCTACGAAGAAGTTTGGTCTGAGTACCAACGTGACTCACCAACCAGTTCCGAGTCTTCGCATAGAGAACGGGCTCTCGTTGTCAGCCTCCGGCTGTACTTTCGAGGATCCCGCGTCTCTATCCGCTGAGGACAAGGAGGTCAACCTTCTTGAGTTAGCCGCGTGGAAGTGGAGGACAAGTTTTGTTGTTAATCAAAAGAGTGAATCTGAGTTGAGACTTATGCTAGCTATCTCAGCGATGCGCGTTGACCGGCCCTGCTTCCTGCCCCTTCTTTGGGGCTCGGAGTCAGGGTCCACGACGCGTGCTTTGCTTAGCGCCAAGCTTTTCAATCAGAGGATCAGAAAAAAAGAAAGGGGGTTTCCCGTCATGTGCCCTGTGCGTGGCGTGTTGCCTTCTTATGATGAAGCAATATCGGAGGAGGTAGACGTCGGCTCGGTTGAGCCCAAACCAAAGATGGACACAAAGGTGTAAGTGGGGTCGTTAGTAGGGCTGGGAAAGCGACCGGTCCGTGGCTGTAATGGCGCACGGGTAGCCGAGGCAGACCGTGTGAAATCTTGACCTTCGGGTTGTCAGGACCTCCGGGTACCACCGACAGTAACTGAGAAATTAAACTAGGGATATGGCCTCCGTACGGAGCCTTTGTGGTGAGGCGGGCACGTGTCCGCGGCCTCGAAAACAAGTGAGGTATCTTTAAAGAAGGAGTAGGCGTGTTGTAGGACACCCGAACCTTTGGTTTGGAGAC